GCTACTTCCATCTTTTCGCCATCAACTTCCTTAGTACCCATGACGTTCTGGTGTACCTGCTTTATTTCCGCAAGAGCAGAGCGAGATGATGGAACAGTGTTGGACATACCCATGATGTCTGCTAGGTTTTCTTTTGTTCCGATTATAGCTAAATTATTTTCCATATTTATATATCTCCTTAAAACGAATCAGTGGACTATACTACATAACGTCCTTGGTGTCAAGCCAATTATTTCCTATCTTAGCTTCAAGCACCATTGGTACGTTTATAGTTACATCATAATAGTCTTTTATGATGTCTGTTAAGCTATCATTTACATCTCTTATGATGCTGATAACTTTATCTTCTTCTGCAGGGTGTACGTCTATAACAACGGAGTCATGCACCGTGTTAACAAGACAAGATTTCATACTCTCTAACCTCTTGTCTATCTCCAGAAGCACGATAGGGACAATATCCCCAGTCGCAAATCCCTGCACTGGATAATTCTTTATCATGGTAAAGTGTGTTGGTGAACCACTGGCTCTACGCTCTACGTCTGGAAAAGCGTACTGTCGCCCTGATGGTATCATAATATAGCCATCGTTCAACGCTTGATCTCCTAGACGCTTGTGCCACTTTGCGATACCCTTATACTTATCCATGAAGTGTGTGTAATACTCTGCCTCAGCTTTTGTCCTACCAAAGCCAGTAGCACCATACAGAGGAGCAAAGGTATGTGCCTTAGCATCTTGTCGTGTCGTTGGCTGTCCTGCATCGGATATAATCTTGGCAGTATAAGAGTGAACGTCAAAGCCAGTGCTAACTTCTTCCATCGCAACTTTGTCTTGTGATAAAAATGCTGCAACTCTAAACTCTAGCTGTGCAAAGTCTGCTTCAAGTATCTTACCCTTCATCCCAAAGCTATCACAGTTCCAACGTGATACAAATACCTTCTTCACTGGAAACGTACCGCCCCTTGGCATATTTTGCATATTAGGATTACGTCCACTGAAACGTCCAGTAGCTGTAACATGCTGAGTGAGAGACACATGAAGTCTACCATCTTGCTTTGTATACGCTTCAATGCCCTCTACAAAAGCAGATAAATAGCTTGACACAGCACTCTGTCTCTTAAGATCCGTGAGAAAACTCTCTGCGTCTGTCATACCTTTTGACTTAGCTATATTAATAAGTGTCTCTAAGTTACCCTTACTTGTGGAAAAACCATTGGCACTAACCCAGTCTTTTGACAATGGGAAGAACCCAAGACCTGCCATCTGGTTTGACTTGGCAAGTTTATACCCTCTGGTGTCACATTCTGGGCAACGATTTGGTTTGAGAAACGGTGTCCCATCCTTTTTAGTCTTGAAAACTTTACCCTTACCATTGCAAGCATCACATATACTTGCTTTAGTTTTAACCATTAAGTTACTGTTTTCCTTAACTATTTTACGAAAGGCATCTTTGTCAACAACATTTTCGAAAGCTAATGCCCACTCTTTTTTGTTCTTGACAATCCTAGAAAAGATAACCTGACTAACTTGCTCTGGTGAGTTGAGGTTAATAGGTGTGTCCCCCATCAGTCTCTTGACATGATCCTGCAAGCGTCCCTCTATCTCACCTAATTCCTTAACAAAGTCTGTTTTCACCTCTGCTAGTGCTACTTTATCTACATACATACCCTTCATATACATTTTAGTAAGAGCTTTGCACACTTTGTTTGTAATATCACGCACTGTAATAAGCGACCTCGACTCATCTGTCTCATATTCATCCTGCAATCTCAGATATAACTGTTTAGTAACCGCTAAATCCTGACGTAAATACTCCGATAACTCGTCAAGAGGTATTTCATCTGTCTGAAACCCTCGTCTGAAGTAATCTTTGAGTGTATCTGACTTCTTCATGTCAAGATTATACCTCTCAGCGCAGTTCTCAAGGCTCACAGAACCCTTCTGACCTCTCTGGAGTATGTACGCACCCAACATGGTGTCAAAGACCTCTCCATCATACTTAAAACCGCACTCCCACAACCACTGCAAGTCATACTGAAGGTTGTGTCCTATTAATAATGTTGTATTGTCAAGAACTCTTTGCAATCTTTTGTCTGCATCATCATCCGTGATTACTCTTTCTTTGTGGTCAAACACAAAAACAGTGGACTTATCCGTTCCCCAAAGAGGACTTGTCTGAACACCAACGAGTGTCAAAGAATTGTTAGGCTCAAATGGGTCAAGATGTAACTTGCCATCTCTCTTAGTAGTTGTATTTTCTACGTCTAGTATAATCTTCATGCAGTATATCTACCTCTCTCTACATCTAACTCAACATGGATCTTTCCATGCCATCCGTTTATCTTATTCTTAGCTATGATGATATGTCGCTGAGTGTCATTATCTTCTTGTCCCTCTATCGTAGGATTCTTACTCAGTAATAACATCAAATCCGCTTCTGCCGCCTTGCCAGTCTTACTACCCTCAAGCATAGATTGATCTACATTTATCTTTCCTTCCGCTTCAGCAGATAGCTGAGACATCCAGATTATAGCACAATCATACTCTTTTGCAATGTTTCTTGCGTGAATTGCAGCCTCCTTCAAGTATAAGTCCATCCTTTCTCCAGTCTTATTAGCAAACTTATCTCCCATATCTAAGACAACTATGTCAGGTCTTTCAACCTTAACCATGTTCTCCACCCAATCCATCTTCTTACCAGTGACATCCTTAATCTTTATTCTGTCACGTATCTTATTGTACCTGTCCATAGCTAGAGCATGATTAGCTCTACCACTACCTATCTCCGCTAAGGATAGCTCTGCTCTGTTACAGAGATAACGAGATGCAACTCTATAGTATGGCTCTTCATTACACAGCACCCTACACTTAGCACCTTGATCTATAAAGCCACCTCTAGATGCGATGATACTAGCGTGAAAGCTTGTCTTACCAGTATTAGGTCTTGCACCCACTATGATAAGCTGTCCACCGCTTATACCTTGAAGTCTTCTAGCGAGAGAGGGAATATTAAACTGCCACTTTGACTTCTTATTTGCTTGCTCAAGTATATTGTCAAAGCTGATATCATCCCACTCTATTTTAAAGTTAGGTAGAAAATTATCTTGATGGTCATTTATAATCTTACGTAGTGGCTCTAGTGTAGAACCTTCACCATTAACGTAGTCAAACCCTATATTAGCAATCTTCTCTCCAACATATTGTTGAAACATTTTGGATAAGACATCTTGTGCTATCTCTTTATCCATGACTTGTTCTTTTTCTAACTTACAGAACAGATCTTTAAAAACATCTTTAGCAGATGTAGTGAGTGTGCTGTTATGTGTGAAGAACAAACCTTCTAGTTCTCTCACAGTGATGCTATCTTTATTGTAGTTCTGCATAGCAAAGTCTACAGTCTTTTTTATCTTACGAATATCTTTACTAAAGAGTTCATCTGGACAGCGTGTCCCTTTATGATCCCCATAGAAATCTTTATCAAGAAGACTTCGTATTAGTGCTAATTCAACCATATGCAGTCATTCCCTTTTTATCTAATGTGTTTTTTATTTTGTCTTTAGCTACATCAATATCTTTAATATGAAACCACTCGTTGTTTCTTTCCTCACAAAGTTTTTCAGCTATTCGATGCGCTATCTTTTCACCTCTATGTCTATTATACACAAGTATAGTATATAGTAAACAAAAATCTCTGAAAGGTGATGTTGTTTGATACCCTATTAATCTGTTTCTAGAGTCAACAGCTTTACCTATTTTATACCAATCACTCCAAGCAGGATTATTTATTATATAAACTTCTCCATGTTTTTTATCTCTCATTCTGTTTATTTTATCAGGTAAGCTTGATACTATTAGCAATTGTTCAGCAAAGCTAGTCATTTAGTAGCTCCTTTAGTTTTGTAAAGTCATCTAAGTTTTTATATTTTAAATCGTCAACAAGTTTTATAACCTTAACTTCATTTACGTAGTTGTTTAAATCTTTTGCGTGTTGTAATGCTTTTTGTGAAGCATCAGGGTCAAGAGCAACCACGACCCTATCAAAGTCAGACAAAGTATGTATGTGTTCTTGTTGCAGTGACGTACCCAGAAGACCAAAACCAGTGACAGGAAAATAATTAGCTACTGTTATCGCAGACAAAACATCCTCGACAATAACGGCTGTCAAGACCCTATCTTCCGCCCTTGTGTGTGAATAATAGGTAGAGTTTTTACCATATTTATACCATTTAGGTATGGTATTTGTGTCTAAGGCTTTACCTATAGCGTCTACCACTGTATTTTCTCTGTAAATGGGAAAGACTACCCTATTATTTTTGACATCGTAGAACAATTTTATGTCAAAAAGTCCCCATTGTGTGATAAAATCGTCACATTCTGTCAAATCTGTAGAAAAATACTCAGGCACAGAGAAGTCTATATTCTTTTTTGGTATGGAGTGTCCATTCATCTTACGTTTTATGTCCTCTGATGTCCTTCCTACCCTCTTACTGCCCTTAACAGTGCAACTATTTCTAAAACAATTATACAATATTACGTTGTCAACCTTAGTCACTGTAAATTTTTTAACACCCTTACAGACTGGGCAGTCCATTGTTAAAGTTTTACCCTCTTCTAGGTTTAATTCCTCAAGAAACTTCATCTTTGTATGCCTCCCTTTTGCTAAGAGCATTGTGAGCAGACATAAATGTGTGTTTTATGTAAGGACTCATTGAGTTAGGACTGTTGTGTCCAGACACTGCCATAATCTGTGTAATGTCCACTCCTGCCTCAATCATTTCAGTTATGGCTGTCCTACGCATATCCATAGCCGTTAACTCTGGTGGTAGTTTTGCTACTTTTTTGATGGCATTTACTACTCCACTCACTTCAGTATTGCTGTATATTCTGTAAGTGCCACCTCTGGGATATGGACGCGGAGCAACATACTCTTGAAACCCAAAATCTGTGTGTTGATTGCTCAACATAGACAACAATGACGCATTTATAGGTATAGTTACCTCTGCTCTACGTTTAGATTGCACTAAATTAACCCTACTGTTTTCAAAATCAATGTTTTCCCACTTCAAAAGACGCATATCGCCTATTCTTTGGGCAAATTCGTATGCCATATGCACAATAAGACCTATACTGCGCCATTTGTACTCACTATAAGCGGTGTCAAGAAATATTTTTACCTGTTCTTGCGACCACATCACTCGTCTAGCTTTCTCCTTTACCCTTTTTACTCTACTCATAGGGTTTCTAACCAATAATTCTAGCTCCTCTGCCATTCTAAGCACCACAGACAGCGTAGTAGATACTATATTAGCCGTTCTTATACCCTTTTTTAGCCACTCTTGATACACAATCTTACAATGTGCTACTGAAAGACCAGAAATACGCAAGTCTTTTAGCTTTTTAGCGTCTGTCACTGACGTTTCCAGAGCTTTATTAAGATTATACTCATAATCTTTCTGTGATCTAGGCTTAAGAGCCAAAAATTGTGGAGTCCGTAGGTAGTATTGCACCATATCTCCAACTGTTTTTATTTGTTTTATATTAGAATACATAAAGACACACCCATATCATAAAAAATATTGCTAACGAATCAAGAGCAAATAGTCGCATAAAAATCTCCTAAAGTAAAGTTTTAAATAATAAGTCTAACAAGTAACACACTGTTACTAAAATAATAAATAATCTCAACTCTCTGCTCATTTTTCCCACCTATAAAATATATGTCGGTCAATCCGCGTAGTTCGAGTCTTGGTCTTAGCCCACGCAGGACGCACATATGTGGCATGATAATGAGTCGCACCATCTGTAAAGTCAATAGTTATCTTACCGCCTA